TTACTTCTCCAATTCTTTGTTCTTCTTTTGGTCTGTAATGGGTAAATCGTCTTTCCATTTGATGAGCAAACCAAAGATAACCGTATGGCTCATGTTCACGTTTTACCGTTTCATCGACACGTTCTTGGCTCATGTTTACGGCATCGACAGGTGCGGTGTAGAAAACTGTGACTTCAAATAGGTCTGGTTTTCCTGCAAGTTCGTCATATCGCCGTTTGTCACAGGTGCAGAATTCATCCAACCCTTTTCGTCTGAACGCATACACAGGCTCTGTTTCCGGCTGCGCTAGTGCTTGGCGTAGTGCTTGGATTGCTATACCTTCTGTAAATGCATACCTCTCCAAAGCCCCCAGCGCCATCTCTGCTGCTTTGCGTAGGTCAGTCATAGTGCCTCCTCGTTGATCTCATTCATGCGGCCTGTGTGCTTGTCATACAGAACTGCACAGGCTTTGCCAGTCTCTCCGCTGTATCGGTTCTTAATAACCCTGACCCTTGTGGTATTGCGCTCAATAGGGTCTTCATGCTGTGCTGACCTTTCTAATCCTAGCACCATATCAGCCAATTGTCCAATACTTGCTGAACCCCTTAATTGGGACAGACTAGTGGCTGCCCCCTCTTCATGGCCTTTACCCTCTGGCCTGCGTAGGTGTGACACCACAAACAAGGCAACCCCTGTTTCCTGCACAATCATCCGCAGCTTGGTCATAATCTCATCAATGGCTTTGCGCTCGTCACCATGATCCTGAGCAGACACCACGATAGAGACATGGTCTAGCAGGATGTACTTGCAGTCTAGCCCCTTGGTGAAGTACCTAACTCGATTGATGATGTTGTCGATTGCTGTAGAGCCAAAGCAGTCATAAAAGAACAGCCGATTAGAGCCTAAAGTCTTATCAAAGGCTTCCTTCTTAGATGCCTCAGTAGCCTCAGTCTCAGCCAAGTGCAATGGCTTATTGATCGCCAATGACATCAGAGACAAGGCTGTCCGCTTGACCGACTCTTCAAGAAACATAATCCCGATATTATCTTTGGTCTCACAGAGCAATTGCCAAATGACCTCACGAATAAACTGAGACTTGCCAAGACCAGAGCCAGCAGTGACCACAACCATCTCTTGCTGTCTGATACCGCCGGTCATGTCGTTTAGGCCTGCATAGGGATAATGTGCTTGAGCCTTCGGCAAGGGCTGCATCACTAACTCGAACAGTTCAGCACCGGCTACAATGCCATCGGGCACATAGGTCTCTGCTGCCCACCATGCCTTCACAAAGTCCGCAGATTTGTTGTCCTTGAGATAGTCGCATGCATCTTTGTAGGGCTTTGTCATCTTCATAATCTTGACCTTAGAGCCAAACAGATCAGCAACGGCAAGGGCTGCCTCCTGCCCAGGTTCATCAGCATCAAAGGCCAGCACAACAGTCTCAAAGCTGTCGATATACTCGAATTGGGCTTGGCAGTCCTTCACAGCCGACTGTGCCCCATTCTTGATTGACACCACAGGATAAAGCGACCCTGTCATCTGAAAGGCAGCTAGTGCGTCTAATTCGCCTTCACAGATAGTCAGGTACTTACCACCGGCAGGGTATCGATTCTGACCAAAGAGCAGAGCCTCTTTAATGTTGCCCTGAGACCTGAATTGCTTGTCTGCCACCACCCTGACCTTAAAGGCTACCTCGGTGCCTCTGTCATCACAGTAGGGATAGTAATGTTCTGTCCCTGATTGTCTGACACCATACGCTTCACAGGTGGCTTTAGTGATTCCCCTTTCAGGTATGCTTAGGAATTGACCGCTAAGGCCCTTTAGAGGCTCTACAACGGGTTTCTGAGTCATGTTGAGTACCTTACCCCTTCCTTGGTCTAAAAACCCCTCTAGAGGCCTGCTATGGGTTTTACAATTAAAACAGTATTCTGAGCCGTCACTGTACACTGCCCTAGCATCAGAGGAACCACAGCCATCGCAGGCGATGTGTTTAATGAATTTAGACTGTGTTTGCATTGATCCTAGCCCTTTCCTCTGCCAATTGATCCAGCACAGCCAGCAAAGCGACACAAGTACCAGATTCTGGCTTAGTGCGCTTCAAGGCCTCATAGACATCGTTTAACAGGGTCTCAATATCAGTAGAGCCATGAGCTAGTAGGTCTACACAATCAGAAACACAAAACCAATATATTCGTTCTAAGTCATCATTTTCCATTGAGTACCGCCTTTCTTTATTGTCTCTATAGAGTAAAGAATTAAAATCTTTATTAAAACCTTCTTTAATGTTAACTATTTAATCAATATAGTCTTTAATAGCAAGAATCGTGCCAGCTTATCTATCCCGCCAAGGATCGTCATCAAAATCCTCAATCCCCGCCAATGGGTCTAAATCGGCTTCTGTGCCTTCCTCGACTTCATCGGCCTCAGACATCAGGGAAACATTACCGACGGCACAGAGGTCTGTTTTAATCGATTTTAGGCACTGTTTGCACATGGAGACATATTCCATAGTGTGAAGTGACCTAATCGTCGTTTCATAATCGGTCAATGCTTCGTTACAGGATCGGCAGCGCATTATTGGTTCCTTTCTTGTTGAAGTATAGCATACCCAATCATTTCAGGTATCTGCGGCACTAAAGAATTGCCTAATTGTTTAAGTCTGTCCAGCCTGTTGGGTATCCCATCAGCCACTCTACCCAATTCGGGTTCAACTTTCCAGAAATCGGAGACACTAATTTTTCTGACGACACAATTTTTGGAACTGCTCCCTGCGCCTCGAAAACATCTTTCCCTATCATCTGCGCCGCCTCTTCCCTGCTCAGTTGACCCGCTAAAACTTTTTCCCGCAACATTCTTACATTCCCCTCCATTGGCCTCCAGACTGCCGTCGGTGTCGGCCATAGACGAGGCTCCAACACCTGATCTTGAAGTCGAATCTGTATTGGCTGACCACTTGGCCTCTTGAGATGACCCTCCTCCAATGCTTTCTGAATTCCAGGAAGATTGCTCCCGCCCGCCCCTGTGTCTGGGGTACGCCAGAATCCAGATCCTGTCCCTTTGGTGAGGTGCGCCAACGGCTGAAGCGGGTACACAATGCCATTCTGCATCATACCCGATCTGATCGAGGCTCCTGAGCACTTGATCCAATCCTCTAGAGCGAAGAACTGCGACATTTTCTGCGATGACCCACCTCGGCTGCGCTTCTTTGATGAGCCTGTGGAATTGCCACCAGAGGCCACTTCTTGCCCCTTCGAGGCCTGCTCCCTTTCCTGCGACTGACAAGTCTTGACAGGGAAATCCTCCTGTAATAATTTCAATTGTTCCAAGATCAGATCCTTTCAATGTAGAAACATCATCATATATTGGCACATTAGGCCAATGCTTTTTTAGCACTAAGTGTGTTTTCTTGTCGTTGTCGCAAAAGCCCACAGTCTGAAAACCTCCCGTGCGCTCTAGCCCCAACGAAAAACCACCGATGCCACTAAATAGATCAAGATGCCGCAGCTTCAACTTTGACCTCCTTTAATGGTTAAAGCATCAAAGGCACTCATGGATTCGCTGAAATGTGCCTCTCTCAATAGATCCTTCTCATAGGCTAACTTTAGCCTTTTCTCATCCTCTGCCTTGACTATGTGATAAGCGAACTCGATCAATGCATCCTCGTCACCGTACCAATTGCCCCAATCGCTATAGTCTAGCCTATCGTCAAGAATCTCTACCACCTCTTCATTAGTCAATAGCATAGTGCTTGTTCCCTTTCTTGTATAAAATTGGACACTTTCGATTCTAACACGGCATTGTGCACAGATGCAACGGCAAAGGCATCAAAGCCCCCAATGTGCCACCGATAAGTCTCCAATGGTATGTGGTCTAGTTTCCAATCATAAATAGTCGCCACAGAGCCATCTTCAAATTCAATGAACCATTCTGCGTTAGTTTTATCGCCTACGAAGATGCTAGGCGCTCCAAAGCTGCGGCACAGATCCGCATATGTTGTCGTGATATAACCCTTAAGGCTTGTCCCATTAACCTGCTCTGACCTGCATTTTTTATGCTTCATTTTTAACCCCTAATTGAACAATTCTAAATTCGTTGATGTCGTAATCCTCTGCTGTGCCACTACACAAAACAGGCTCAGGTTGTCCCTGTAAGAACAAGTCTAACTCTTTCTGCGCCTCTTCCATTGAGTCGAAAGTGATCGGGTTTTCTGCATCATCAGTCCAAGGATTAATCCATCCATAGAAGAATGTAAAATATTCTATTTGGTATGTCATGTCTTAGCCCTCCTCAATCGAGATCCCAAGGCTTCATCGTGATGATAATGCCTGCACAACCCAACAAAAGTACAGCGATGCTTGCATAGTCCCATGCGCTCATGATTAGGCCTCCTCTGAGCAATCTTGCTCTCTGTTGCGTGTGCCATAGGCTCTAGTGTCATCTGTTGCCAAATCGTCATTCTCCTCATAATTCTCTAGATGATCGTCAATGAGATGTCGAGCGATTTCGTGCCAATTGACATCAGACAGAAACGCTAGAGCATAGTCTTGCGCCAAACTTATCTCGATTTCATCATTGGTGATCGTAGACTCTGCCCATTCTTTCAGAGACTTGGGCAAGGTGTACTCGATGTCTGCATCATCCATGACCCAATAGTCACTTGGATTAATGCCGTCAAACATCTCAAGATTGACACGCCATGTTGCATAATTTGTCCAACCATTGTATGTGTTCATTTTTAATGCTCCTTTAGATTAATTGCAGATAGTTAAACAGTTTAGATTCTAGGTCTTGCAGATTATCAGATAATTCCGAAGTGTTTTCAATCATAAGCATTAATTGGCCGTCTTGAGTCTTCTCAATTACTGCCCCATGAGAAGCATACACGAAGCCCTTAGTGCCCTTGTCGCAACAGTATTCGGGCACATCGGCGACTATGTCATCGGACTCAAAGCGAGATGCAATAAACTGCTCAAAGGTTGGGTTAGTCATATTGTGTTGCCTTTCTTAGTCTATAGGGTTGTTTAGGGATGCGATTGCTATTGTCAATGTTACTAGCATTAGGACTGAGAGTAAATAACCTTCTACTGTGTGGCCTGTGAAGTGGAACAGTAAAGCACCAAAGCCATTCAACATTGTACCTATGAAGAACAGTGCTGAGAAGTGTATTGATTTCATTTTTGTTGCTCCTTTTGTTTAACTCAGACTCTACTATAACGCACAGAATTGCACCCAAGATACTAGGGAAAACCCGTATGTTGACAAATCTACTCAGGTATCCTGGCTTTGCACTACCTTGGTGCAGCTCAGGTCTGGGTTGCCCTTAATTGGTGCAACATCGCCATATATACTGCACCGCACCATTGCTGCATAGCAACATAGCCTGCACAAGTAAGCACTAACTAACTTGCTGCATTGCAACATAGACCTGGCATGATTCTTGCATAGCAAAGACTGTGCCATGCTGCACTGCAACATAGGGGGGTGGGGTAGTAGCTGTGATGATAATATTGTTGAACCACCACAGATACAAAAAAGAGCAAAATAGACACTATTGTCTTATAAGAAAAAGAGCATAAGAATCAATGTCTTATCTGTTTTCCTGCATAGCCAATACAGGTCTATGAAATCAGTGCTGGAATCTGTGCATTGCGAAGGCCTGAGCAGGCAACAATGACGCTACAACAGAAAAGTCAATAAAGGACTTGACAAATGAACAAAAATGTGCTATAGTGCTCTATATTGATAGCACAGAAACAACAAACTACTAGGTAGTGCCTTAAAAAAAACATACATTAACAACTTACCTTAGGTTTTGTGTTTTCTGTGCTGAC